CTTCGGGCACATTTTTTCATTGTACTTTTTTACGAATTCAGCCGCTGCACTTGCCTTTTCCTCCGGCAGTGAATCTGATTGAACCATCTCTTTGAGCTTTTCTGCCGCTTCTGTTATAGCATCTGCATTGCCTTTTCTTTCAGCATTTTCTAAACCCTTCCTTGTATCTGCTAAAGTATTCGCTGTAGCCCGTTCAAACTGTCGTTCATAATCATCAAGGAATCGTCCTGAAGCCATTAAACCATACTTGCTGGAACCATATGGAACATTTGAAGCATACGGATTTGAGCCATCGTAAAACTTGAAAAAGTTTAGAATCTGCTCAGATGCTTCGTAAAGTACTTTTTTCGCTTCTGCTGGATCCGGCAGATGTAATTGATATCCGCTCTGTTGTGCGATATCTGTCAACTTTCGGCAGCAGAGCGCAGAACCAGAAGCAAGAACTCTTTGTCCGACTGCTTTTAACTCTGCCGCAGTCAGCCCCATGTTTGACTGAGAAATAGCGTTCAGTTCGGTCAACATAACGGTATCGATCTTATCTGTTATACCTCCGTTTTGGCTTGCTTCCAGTTTTTTCACAGAATCATTCAATGTATTTATAGCTGCAAGTCTTTCACTTTGAACTGCCTTCTCATAGCGTTCATTCTCGTCCCGTACAAACTGCGGTATCCTGGCGCTAACATATGTTTTTCTAATCTCGACTATTCTTTTTTCGTGATCCGCTCTTATGTTTTGCATTTTTTGTCCAAAAGTTATAATTTGATTCTTTAATTCTTTCATGCTATGCCTCTCCTCCTAATTCCTGCCAACCGTGAGCAAAATATACTGTTTTTACCTTACCGTCCAAATTTTTAACATTATAAAAGTCTCCTACACTTGGATTATCGGGGAGGTCGCCCATGCAAGCAACCTTCCCTTTATACGTACAATCCTCCGGTAAATCGCCACATCGGATAAAACGCCAGCCCGATTCTTCGAACTCAAACAAAGCATCAGAGCCAACATAGTTAACCGGTTTGCGAACGATATAAAGAGCTCCTATCTCTGCGGATTCCGGAAGCTGTTCCTCCAGATCAACCACCGTGGCGTTTTTATGTGCCCTGGCAAAGGCTTGTCTGCTCAGTTCTTCAACTCTTTTTTCGTGCAGCACATATTCTTGATTAATTGTCGCTTCCATGCCAACCTCCTTACAGTTTGAACCAAGTATCCAGTTTTTTATGAAAAGTGAAAATATCTCCGGTGTCTAAGCATTGTGCTCTGGAGCCGTGCTCAACATAGTGTGGAAGTTTTTCCAGGTCCCGTGAAATTCCCTCGTAAAAACGCCGCCCTGAATCAAGTTTTACGCATGTCCAGCTTCCTAAATCCGGAATTTCCTGTCCTGGTTGATAAAACTGTCCGTCCTGAATTACTGCGCGATCTGTTTCAATTCTGCTCATTATAATCTCCTTTCTTCTCCTGTGAAATAACTTCCGCTGCAACAGCTCCAATCTGTAAACAGCCATAATTCCTGACAAGACCAAG